TGTATTATCTCTCACAAGATTTAGGTAATGCACTTATTGGAGTTTTAGGTGAGCAGACAGCAGCAGGAAAAGCGGTTGCACTTGCACAGATTGGAGCAGACACAGCACGAGCTTTATCTTCGGCATTAGCAAACACACAAAGCCCAACACCTGACAACGTAGCAACGGGTGGACTTGCTGGTATTGGTAAATACATCGCTCTTGCGGCTAACATTTTAACCAACGCAAAAAGAGCATACGATTTAATTAAAGCACCTGCACCAACACAACAAGCACCATCAGCATCATCAGCAGCAGCATCTATTCCACGGTTTAGACCACCAACACAAACGCTACCAGGTACTGAAGATTTCACAGGTCAGAATAGAGTATATGTAACCGAGGCAGATATCAGCAATACCCAAAACAAGGTGAAGGTAACAGAGGGAATCAGTACAGTAAAGTAAACCAATAAACTAAAAAAATTAATTATATAAAATGGAACTACCAGTTTACAAACTAATCATAAACGATGAGGATGAAACAGGGGTGAACTTTGTTAGCCTTGTAACTAATCCAGCCATTGAGAGAGATTTCCAATACTTCAACCAAGACTTTGTTAACCCACGAGGCGGAGAGTCTGAGAATGAGTTTATCAGTCGATGTGTGAAAGTGGTAACAGGTGAAGGATATGATCAAGACCAAGCAGTCGCTATTTGCTACAATTATTGGAAAGGTGAAAAGTTCTTTGATGATTACCCAAAGGCAGCAAGTCAAAACGCTCAACGTGGAATCAACCTAAACGAGAAAGTCGGAAACGATTGTGCGACCTTAGTAGGTAAGAACAGAGCAAGACAATTAGTTGCTCGTGAAAACCTATCATTAGAAACGATTAAACGCACTTACTCTTATTTGTCAAGAGCAAAAGAATACTACAACCCAAGCGACACCGAAGCATGTGGAACAATCTCTTACTTGCTATGGGGTGGAGATGAAATGCTTAGATACACAGAGCGAAAGCTTGAGGAATTGGAATTGAACAAGGCAAAGAAGAAACAAAAGTTTGATGTTGACGTTTCAACACTACCCGGTTATATCACTGAGGACTTGCCATTGTTTAACACAAAAGAGGAGGCGGAAGCATACGCTGAGAAGATAGGTTGCACAGGATCACATCAAATGGGTGACAAGTGGATGCCATGTTCAGCAGAGGAAGCACACACTGATATTGAAACTCCGTTAAAAGCTCACAGCCATCAGATTGGTTTTGCTATTCAAGACGAGGAGAAAAGAATCATAACCGGTATGGCTATGGAAGCAGAGAAAAGGATTTACAGATATGATGCGGCACGAGGTGAATACTATGTGTACTTTGATGCTGACACCATTTTCCAAATCGCCAAGAAGTGGGCAAAGTCTGACCTGTATGATTCCGTAAACATCCACCACGAAAAGGAAACAAAAGGGCTTTCCTTATTTGAGTCTTACATTGTTGATCGTGAGCGTGGCAAATACCCACCTAAAGGCTATGATGAAGTTGCAGATGGGTCATGGTTTTTGAGTTACATTGTTAACGACGATGACATTTGGGCAAGGGTAAAAGACGGAGAGTTCAAAGGCTTCTCAGTTGAGGGCTTTTTTGACTTTGATGTTAACGAAGAAGAACGCCAATTGAACGCAATTTACAACGCTGTGAAAAAGGCAGTCGAGAAATGGGACGGTAAAAACTGAGCCACTTATTTTAAAACCTTAAATATATATAGATGAATTCAAAAGAAGTATTGACCGAAATTCGCTCACTTCTATTTGGTGAAGAAGAAAAGAAAGAAGTTGAAATGGCAACTGCAACCCTTGTTGACGGTACTATCGTTGAGTGGGAAGGTGAGTTAGCTGTTGGAACTGAAATCTTTGTGCAAACAGGAGAAGGCTTAGTTGCTGCTCCAGATGCTGTTCACGAAGTAGAGGGCGGTATGCTCGTAACCACCGAAGGCGGTGTTGTTACTGAGATTGTAGAACCAGCCGAAGAAGTTGAAGAAGTAGCTGCTGAAGAAGCACCTGCTGAGTTCGCTTCATTAGAGGCTTTCAATTCTTTAGTTACTCGCTTTGAAGATGCTGTTGAAAAGCTCAACGCATTGGAGGAGAAACTAAACTCAAACGAGAGTGCTTTTTCAAACATGAAAGAGGCATTTGGTAAAACAGTAGACTTGGTAGAAAAGGTTGCTGACCTTCCAAGTGAAGAACCAACTAAAGCTCCAGCAAAGTTGTCAAAGAAAGAGGAGCAATTCGCAAACATTGTAAAAATCGCAAAAACACTAAAAAAATAAAATCATGGCATTTAACGTAACTGGTTTAACCGACTATACTAACGAGCAAAGCACCGAGTTAGTAGTTAAGAGTCTATTCGGCTCAAAAACCGCTGCTGTATTACAAGCGGCTGGTCAGGTGCAAGTAGGTGTGAAGTCTGCTGAGGCTTTGAACATCTTAACTTCTGACGTATTCTTCCAAGCTGATGGCTGTGGATACAACGCTTCAGGAAACACTACTTTCTCTCAGAGAGATATCACAGTAGGAAAGATTAAGGTAGAGGAAACTCTTTGCCCTAAGACGCTTGAGGCGAAGTGGATGCAGACTCAAATCGCTCCAGGTAGCCCTGAGGCAGTTCCATTTGAGGAGCAGATTGGAAACGAAAAAGCATCTCGTATCGCTAAGTTGTTAGAAGTTGCTATGTGGCAGGGTGATACTGCAACAACCAACACTAACCCTAACACAAATCGTTTTGATGGTTTCAACAAGATCATCGATGCGGCTTCTGCTTCTACAATTGACGGTAACACTACAAGTGCAACTGCTATCACTACTTCAAATGTTGAAGGTTTGATTGACGATATCTACAACGCTTTACCTGCTGACGTAGCTGACGCTGATGACTTGGTTATCTTCGCTGGTATTGACACTTTCAAGAAGTACACAACTGCACTTCGTGATTCTAACCTTTTCCACTACGCTGTTGAGATGGAAGGAATGGAAATCATGATTCCAGGTACTAACGTGAAATTGATCGGTGTAGGTGGATTAAGCGGAACAAACAGAATGTTTGCTGCTCGTTTGTCTAACTTCTTTGTAGGTACTGACCTTGCAAATGAGGAGGAGGAGTACAGATTCTGGTATTCTCAGGATAACGATGAGGTAAGATTCCGTGCAACCATGAAGTATGGTGTACAGATTGCTTTCCCTGATCAATTAGTTCAATTCACTTTAGCTTAAAGGAGGTAACCAATGGCTTGTAATCTAACACAAGGATTTACACTTGACTGCAAGGATGCCGTTGGTGGAATCAAGAGCATTCATTTGATTGATTGGGTTGCGGATGGTTTCGCTATCTCTGACGGAGAAGTAACAGGAATCACAGCGACAGGATCAGTTGCAAGTGGAAGCACTTACACCTATGAGCTTCCGAAGGGCGTGGGTAGCATGACTACCACTACAAATGTTTCACAAGAGAACGGGACAGTGTTCAACCAAACAGATATCGTTGCTCGTTTGCGTAAATTGTCAACAACAAAGCGTAATGAGTTGAAGCTCCTTGCTCAGAATCGTGTATTCTGCATAGTAAAGGACAACAACGATAACTATTGGTTAGCCGGTTCTGAGTACGGATGCGACATCACTGCAATGACTTCCGAGTCAGGTACTGCAATGGGTGACGTACAAGGCTATAATTTCACTTTAAGTGCGATTGAGGCAGAAAGTCCATACTTGGTACAGGCTGCTGTTGCTACATCGTTAGGTATCTAATTTCTTGTTTTCATAGTTTCTAATAGGGGAGGGCTTCGGCTCTCCTCTTTTTTTTACGCCAAAATCCTTTTTTTCTTAATTATATATAGATGCTGACTATTACAAAGGGAGAAACAAAGTTCTGGTACTTAACGCTAACAGAGAAAACCACTATCTCTGACCCTACTTATTTGTTCAGTATTACACACCGATTGACCAACACCACAACCAACTTCATTTTAACCGATGTTTCAGCATACACAGAGCGATACAACAAGTTTGAAGTGACTGAGGGAAGCACCTTTGAAGTTTATGCTGGTGAGTTTTTATATCGAGTGTACGCTCAAATAGACCCGACCAACACTGACCCTGATAACGCTGATGAGTTAGTTGAGCAAGGTATTTTGAAAGTCAATAACATCCCTTCTACTGATGTATTTTATACACCGAGTTAATGGAAAAGATTTACGAAATATCGCAATTTGAGGACGGTGACTTAATCACTCAGGATGGTCTGTTATTAACCACTGAAGGCTCATTTACTAATGTTGACCTTATCACTCAAAGCGGTGATACTTTACTAACTCAAAGCGGTGACACATTGCAAGGGCGTATTTATGACTTAGATGATGTTTTTGTTTTGCAGTATAGAGTCAGAACAAACATAAACAGATTTGTCAGATATATAGATGAGAATAAAGTGAATCAAATAAGCGTATCACGAAAAATCTACAACCCTACCATAACAGAGAAAATATATGGCAACTAAAAAAATAACTGATTTAGTCGAAATTACAACAGCAGCGGATGATGATGTCTTGCCAATAGTCGATGTTTCGTTAGACGTAACCAATAAAATCACAGCGTCTAATCTGATAAAGTCAAAACAGGACACAATCACAGGAGGGGCAACAACTATAACAACTTCTGACTTAACGGCATCAAGGGCGTTGGTTTCTGATGGTAGCGGAAAGGTTGCGGTTTCGGACGTTACCTCTACCGAGTTAGGGTATCTCGATGGGGTGACGAGTGCGGTTCAAACGCAAGTGGACGCTAAGATTGCCAAGTTTGACGGTACAACCTACGACATCAACGCTTTATCAGCAGTGACACAAGCGGAATACGACGCATTAACACCATCAGCGACAACCTTGTATTTCATTATATGAAGTTAGGGAGTTCAGATATTAGCAGCGTTTATCTTGGCACTAATGCAGTGCAAAAAGTCTATTTGGGAACGAATGAGGTTTGGAGTGCAGAAAACCCTTTTCAGTTTACGGTTGATACTACTCAAAGCGGAGTCAGTGCATCTGACCAATTCAAGTTACCATTAATCACATCTACGGGTTTAGATTGCGTGGTTGATTGGGGTGATGGCACAACCAACAATATCACTTCACATACTGCGCCCGAAGTAACGCATACTTATGCAAGTTCGGGAACGTACACCATTAAGATAACAGGTGACTTATTAGGCTGGCAGTTTGCCAATGGTGGTGATAAGTTAAAGATAGGTGAGATACAAAAGTGGGGTGCGTTGAATATTAGTGTTAATCAAGGATTTCACGGATGCACAAATATGACTTGTACGGCAACTGATACTCCTTTGATTACCACTACAAGTTTGTTCAGATATTTTTATAGTTGCACCAATTTTAATGGTGCTATTGGTAATTGGGATGTATCAAATGTTACAAATATGGAAAGTATGATTCAAAATGCATCCTCATTCAACCAAGACATAAGTTCTTGGGATGTATCAAATGTTACTAATATGTTTCGTATGTTTACTAGTGCAACCTTATTCAATCAAGACATTGGTAATTGGGATGTATCAAGTGTTACAAGTATGTATCAAATGTTTTATAACACCTCATTCAACCAAGACATATCCAATTGGGACATAAATCAAGTTAGTACTTTTTTATTATTTATGAGTGGTGCGAGTTTATCAACAACAAACTACGACCTATTATTAGTAGGGTGGGAAGCAACACTACAAAGTGCTTATCCAAGTGGTGTTGGTTATCCTTATACAATATCCATTAGCTTTGGAGGGAGTCAATATACGTTAGGAAGTGCAGCAGAAACGGCTCGTACATCATTAATAAATAACTTTAGTTGGACTATAACAGACGGAGGAGGAGTATAAAATATGCCTAAATTAAAACAAACATTTGAAATCGCATACCCAAGCGTAAAAACCTATTGGATTTTTTGGACTAATAAAACCGATAACTTCGTTTATGGTTGGACAGAACCAACGCAAGTCACCGATACAAACCAACCTAATTGGTGGACTACCACAGATGAGACAGAATGGGTTTACAAATTAGAAACCGAATTTAACACTAATCCTTTCCCTGACGAATGAGATTCCCCGTAACGTTTGAGCAATTCACAAAGAACAGTGAGAAGGCTATCACCTACCTTTTGCTTTTTGTCGTTACTGCCTTATACATAAGAGCAGAACGTCAGAGCAATTTGGCAACTGCACAGTGTGAAAAGCGTCTTGTGAAATGTGAAACCGAACTGCGGAAAATGTCGGCTATGTTAAAAACTCAAGACTCACTCTGTTCTGCATTGGTGACTGAAATCAAAATCTACAAAGCACTCGGAAAGATATGAAAGCACTGTTTGCAATAGGAATACTCGCTGTGATATTGGCATTGTCAACTAATAAGCCAACGATTGAGGATGAAGTAGCGGAGCAGATAGAGGAGAGTCAAAAGTTGTACGATAGTGCAACAGTGGAATTGAAGCGTATGCGGAAGATGAACGATTCACTTTTAGAGTTAAGATTTGGGAAATGATAGAGAGAATATTTAAGAATTGGAAAACAACGGCTTTGGGTGTTCTACTTGTGACGGGTTCGCTCATATTAGTAGGAATAAACAAAGCAACACTCACAGAGGCAGGGGCGTTCATCGTCGCTGGTGT